TCAAGGGCTTTCGGGAGTACATTCAACAACTGCGCCACAAAGCTGTCGTTATAGAACAAGGCATATCTGGCGATCCGGACGCTGTTGTTCATACCAAGGACTTTGATGATTTTACTTCCGCCGACCTACTTGTTCCAAGGAAAAACACCACGGCCAACAAGTCCAAGGTGAGCATCTTGCTTGTAAACTCAGGAAGCTACGGCGCACCAAAATTCCATAACGGATATGTTATAGCTCAAAGGTTTTACAATAAGGGCTTGCCCCTTCAAATTCGTACCGATGATATTTCCGGAATTAAACGACTACCCTTTGAGCCTGATTTTAAAATCTTCGTAAACTTCACTAGGACTCCAGAGGTAGACGAAGATGAGTATCCCTTTACCCACAATAGAACTCAGGTAACTTATGAAACAGGTAAGGACATAGCTGAGGAAGTAAACAAAGTCCTTCAAAAGATGATCGACAAGCATTTCAAGGGTCAGGTGAAGGACTTCAATCGTATGCTCAAACAATCTCCTACGGTTGAGGGTGTTCTAGTAACGATACCATACAAAGATCCCGCCGAAGTAAAGGCTGTCAAGACTCTCATTAAAAAGCACAGACCTCTGTTCCGTGATATTGCCAAGGTCTTTAATCTGTTCAATCAGCTCATGGAAGAGGCGGGGCAAGTACCTGTCAGGATTGTAATGACCACCCACCCAGGCTTACATGGCTACCGGAGCAATCCGGATCGTGGTGTCGAGGAAATGTACGCATTAAATCCCTGGACTGTAAATGAGGCTTATCTTGAGAAACCTGAATACAAAGCTGCCATAAAAGCTGGAGAAGATCCGCTCGTACTCCAGGCAGAGAATATGGCTGCAACATTTATGCACGAAAGAGCCCATAAGGATTATCCAGACCATGATGCGGATTGGGGCGGGAGATTTACAGAATTATTTGTATTATTAGGGTCTTTCCGGTATGCTTTATTAGGGAGGGCAAGTTATGACGTTTTCAAAAAGCACGAAAAAGGAATTAGACAACTTACGGAAAGTTTCAAAGGTTATGGAGGGGGCGGGCTACTCATTAGTCCGGAGTCTGCACTCAATCTACACAGGGAATATGACTCCGCCAGGATTAAGGGCTCATCGCCGGAGAATAAGGTTGGCGGAACATTTGCAGCAAACAGAATCCAATACGACCTCTTCGGAGAACACCAAAAGCTAGACTCTCAAGAAGAACTGCCTTCAAGTCCGGAAGATTTCCTCAAGCGATCATTCCCCGATGCAACTCCAGGCCAGATCGAAGCGATGCTCGAAGAACCCAAGCTGCGTGAACAAGTAGCTCGTGGGAACATCAGCACAGAACTGGCCGATCAAGTCGCCAAGAAATACAACCTCGCTAGGCAATTTACACAGAGAGAAATGTTCCCATCGGAGGCCAAGGGCCAGGGGGATCTCTTTGATCTCAGCCGCAAGAACTTGGGCGATGATGTGGACGACTATGCCGAAGGACTTGGCCCTGAAGGTGGGGCGCTGATATTCAAGGGTGACGTTAAGGCAGAGGGCGAAGCATTTGAATCCTCGGATGAAGAAGTACAGCGGAGAGTGGAAGAGGCACGAGGCACTAAGAGAGATCCTTTCTATCTCGTGTTCAAAAAATATATGGAGTCCTTAAAAAACAGGGCTTTCCGAACTTATGAACATCTACCCAAGACAAAAGAATTCGCGGAGTTGCAGAATGCTCTTCTCCGGCTGCAAAAGGCTAGGGGTGTTGCCTCTAGGAAAACTGGACAAAAGCTCAAAGAGATAACATTAGACCTCAACAAAACTGATGAGATAGATTTTGCCTGGAAAGTAATCCTCGATGATCTCATGGAAGAGGTTGGCCTACAAAGAGAGCGTGGCACTACAGAAGATGATATAGGTCTGCCTTATGGATACACACCGGAAACCCTGGCAAAGGATCATGCTGATCTCAACAGGCATATCCAAGGTAATCCGGAGATCGAAGCAGCCCTGAAAAAGCGTGGGGAATTGTGGGAAGTTATCCGTAAGGACTATACCAGGGCAATGAAGGTAATAGGTTTTGATGTTTCTAAGCATCTTACCCGCGAATTTTATTTCCGGCATCAAGTCCTCAACTATGTCAATGTAATGGGACTCTTCGGATCAGGAGAGCGCCTTAGAACGCCAACGTATAGGAGCCATTTGAGGCCGCGCACCGGATCGTCCCTGGACATCAATGCAGACTATCTCCAGGCTGAGAATGAAGTCATATCTCAAATGCTCTATGACATCGAGATCGCCAGGGTAATAGAGGTAGTTGATAGACACTACAACATACAGGATGATCTCAAGGGGCTGGCCTTACATAGCAACGATACAAAAATGTATGAGTTTTTCAATGCGCTGGCACAAACTCTTGAGACTCCCGAAGGCAAAGAACCGCTAACGGGCGAAGATTTATACAGGCAGATCCTAAACAAGAAGATGGCTATTGGTTTCGACAAGCTCGGTAAACACGCTGCGATGCAAGAATTACCGACAGGCAAAAACTATGAGTGGGAGTGGTTGACCATTGCGCTGGGTGATAACTGGCTCGAAAACAAGGCGATCAAGAAGGAACTCGGTAAAGATTGGACTAAAGCGGATCGTGTCTCGCTGCCTGGAAGAGCGGCAGATGCACTAATAAAGTACGCGGCATGGATACTCAAGGAGCATGGTGGTGAGCCTGGATCAGGCGCAGCCGCTACTATCTTCAAGGGCATGAATGAGAAGCGAAAGATAATACAGGAAACCCTTGGCGATGAATACCTTGAGTGGCGCGATCTGATCCCGCCAGGATACACAACATGGCAACCCTGGGAAGGGACAACTTTCTTCATGGCCCACTCCGTTCCCGAAACCATAGCCAAGCAACTGCTTGAGGCTGAGTTAGAGGAAATAGGCATTAAGGCTGATGATTTACGCAAGGGGCTCATGCGTGGGGGTCGTAGGCGAGAGTACGTTGTTAAGCAAGAGGTAGCCGACACCCTGAATGAACTCTCCAGGCCGAAGAGAAGAAGTACGCTGGGAAGAGCCCACGCCTGGGTCATTAAGCGTTGGAAAATATGGCAACTTGTTTCACCTAGACGATTCAGCAAATATAACTTCCGCAACCTCACAGGTGATGCCGATGCTGCGTTTGTTGGAAGTCCGGCCATCTTCAAGCGAACCAGGGAATCATTCAATGAACTTTATGAAGTATTTGTTCAAGGCAAAGATCCCGCAAAGGTTGGGGATGGTGAAGTAGGAGATTGGCTGGATCGTGGCGGGTGGGGTGCGACCTTGCAAGCTCAAGAAATGGGTGAGTTTGATCTAACCAAACCATTTCTCAGGCGACATGAAAAGAAAGGCATCCTGGGTATTCCTCGTAAGGCCTGGGATGCTTACTGGCAAACCGCCAGGATCTCAACCGACTTCCGCGAGGCACTACTGCGCTATGCTGCATACAAAGAAGCTATGACGCAAATGACAGCATCGCCGGATGGTTTACCAAAAGACTATTGGGCCTCGATACCGGAGGAGATCCAGGGGCTCTCAGAAATGAAGGATCGAGCTTATTTCATGTCCAATGACTTGCTTGGGTCTTATGATCGAGTGTCTGTGATGGGTCAAGAGCTGCGCGAGAGATACTTCCCATTTTGGTCTTGGAAAGCTGTCAACTTTGTGAGATACGTCCGGCTTGCTCGAAACGCTGTCAATAACGGTGAGCTTACTAAAAAGATAGGCTACAAAGCCGCTGGCACAGCCGCAAGGAGTCCCTTTATCGCCATGAGGATTGGCAAGTTTCTCCTCAAGGCCTTTGCCCTTTATGCTATGACAATGACAATCAATAGTTTGCTGTTTCCAAGAGAAGAAGATGATCTTCCAGAAGAAATCAAAGGTAGACCACACCTAGTCTTTGGCAGAGATAAAAATGGCAAGGTGCAATACTTCCCACGGATCGGCGCTCTTGCTGACAATCTTGAGTGGTTTGGCCTGGACGCTACTCCGTACTACATCAACCAATGGACGAGGGGAAGAATGACCTTGAAGGAGATCGTCAAAGACATGGCGAAATCTCCCGCTAACGTCGTTGTCCAAGGCAGCATTCCCTTCATCAAGTTGGCTGGTGAAACTCTAACTAGGCGGGCTCTTTTCCCTGATGCCTTTGAGCAAAGAACGGTTAGGGATCGCGGCTTGCACCTTGCAAGAAGTTTCGGTCTTGAAAATGAATACATGGCCCTAGCTGGCAAACCGTCAAGGCCGTACATTGAGAGTGCTAAGGGAGTATTTATCTACACCATAGATCCATTCCAGGCTGCGTACCGTGACACTCTGGATCAAAAGACTCGGTTTATGAAGAGGATCGGTAAGCACAGCACAGGTTTCTATCTCTCGGATCGCGGCCAAGCACTCTACAATGCAAGGCTGGCGATGCGCTATGATGATTACGAAGCGACCATCAATTACATGGCAGAGTACCTTACTCATGGCGGGACTCTCAGAGGCATAAAACAATCGCTGGAAGGTATGCACCCACTATCGGAACTGAATGCTAACGAGGAAGCAGCATTCGTACTGTCGCTAGACGCAGAAGGCTTGGCTAAGTTTGTTCGCGCTCTGAGATTTTGGGAGGAGCTAGTAACCGCTCCAGCTCCAGAGGAGAAAAGACGATTGCGACTTCTCAAATAGGAGGGCGACTGTGACTGATACCTGTCCACCCGAATGCAGGGTTAAAATAAATGGCATTAACGACAACATAACTGAATTGAAGGAAACAGATAAGAAACAATGGGAAGTATTTGACCAAAAAATACATGATGTGGAGGCGCTAGTGTTTGATAGGGTCAAATCCAAAACGCTCATTGCTCTCTTTGGGGTGGTAGTCACAGTTTTCCTGGCTATCATGGCTTTAACTTTTACCTCTTTGTCGAGTGGTCAGAAACAGGCAGTATCGAAATTAGAGACTTATCATTCTCAGTCCACCAAGCAAATGAACAAGATAGAGCGAGAAATGGTGAAGGTTGTTACTGAACTAGAAAATCATACTGAACGCCATGATGGGGATTCGGGTTGAAACCCACCCTGAGAGAAAAATGTAATGATGTTTTAAGGCATCTTGTCAGTACAGGTGCGTTTATTTTTCGTTCGTGCGATAATAGCAACGATCATTACTGCAAAAAGAGATACGCTGATTGGAAAAAGGCTCTTGAAAAAGCAGAGCGCATGATCGAGGAACTTCCTGATGGCTAAATACTTCAAGCCAGAAGAATTTGCCTGTAAATGTGGCTGCGGTACGCAAGGCATGAGGCCTGCCTTTGTGGAAAAGCTGGACTATGCTCGTGGCAAAGCGCAGACTCCATTTATCGTTAATAGTGGGGCTCGGTGTCCAAAGCACAACGAGGACGAGGGTGGAAAATCTGAATCTGAGCATCTGCTCAACGCGGAGGGCCACGCGGAAGCTGTGGACATTTCCACCAAGACTAGCCATGTAAGATGGAAAGTTGTTACCGCTGCCATAGCTGCGGGAATCAGGCGGATCGGCATTGGCGATAACTTTGTTCATCTAGGAGACAGGTTGAGCGATAAGCCTCACCCTGTTATGTGGATCTACTAGCACAAGGAGGATTCTAATGAGAAAAGCCCTGTCATATACCGGACGCTGGTTGTTGATTTGGCTACCGATCTTTGTACTGACTTTCGCGTTGGTTAGTTCATGCGCCACGAATCACATCGTCAGGGATTCTTACAGAGCCTTGAGCGTGGGGGGTCATACCTATGATACGGGTATGACCGGAATTGCAACCCTTCATCGCAACGGTGTGGTAGGTGATGATGTCAAAGCCGAAGCTATTAAGCTCGGTGGCTTTTACCATGACGCTTATCACAGCGCAGTTGAAGCCTTATCTCTCTATGCTGAAACAGAAGGTGAACAGGGAGATATTCAAACTAAATTGCTCTTGGTGGGACAACAGCTTGGCGTATTTCTCGCCTACATCAATCCCATCCTGATTCAAAACGGAATGGAGGCAATCCAATGACAGGCATTGAAATCGTCCAGGTAATCACCATCCTCTTCAATCTTATCGTCAGCAAGGGAATTCCGGCGGCTACTGCGGTTATGGTAGCGTGGCAGAAGCAAGATCCCACCATGAACGACATCAACTCCCTTCATGCCATTGTCAAGAGGCCAGAGTCCTACTTTGAGGAGCCAGCCCCAGCCGCTCCGGTATCCAGCGAAGAAGTTGTGTTGGGGGAAGAGCCAGCGCCAGAGCCGCCGCCTGATCTTCCCACGGAGTAACGGAGGTAAGCATGGAAGAAATAACTTTTGGCGGGTACGCCTTGCCAGTATTGTTATCCATCCTCATGGGAATGTTCTTCAAGCTAGTCCCGATTGCAGACAGGTGGAAAGCCCTGATTACTATTGCCGCTGGTACAGGGCTCGGCATCCTTGCCATGTTTTATGCGGGTAAAGAGCCGACCTTTGTTAATTATGTGGACTATGCACTCTTTGGATTTATGTCGGGCGCTGGTGCGGTGGGTCTGTATGAGGGTGTTTACAGAGTCGCAACTAACCCCAGGGTATGAAAAGAGGGGCTGGCCGGATCGCCAGCCCCTTTCCTTTAGAAGTTAGCGGCCTCTGGCAGATTCACAGGTCTTGGGATAGGACGACTTGCATTTGCTGTCTTGTTGAAATCTTTTTCATCGCTCTTGATGTGCAACGCTAGGCCAATGACATTATCTGTCTCAGGCATCGTGACTCTCTGCTGTGTGTAGACGCACAGATCAACCAGTTTGCCCTTCTCAACCCTCTGCACCTTACCTGTCTTGTAGATCAGGTAATCATTCTTGTTGCCCTTCACCAAGATCCTGCCTGTCTTAGCGTACATTTCAAGCTGTTCCCCACCGATCAATTCACCCAACAATACCTGGGCGACCTCTTCGGCAGTTTCTTTGCGCTCTTTTTCTTCCGCCGCCTTCTTTAATCGTTCCTGTGCCACTCTTTCGCGTTCCGCAACGGCCTCTGGAAGATCATACTGAGCCCGTTGCTGCTGGTACTGAGCTTCCCGCCGTGCATTCTCGCGCCGGACTTCCTCAAGCCCTGATTCATTGAGAAGGTACGCGGCCTGTTGGTGTTGATCCCGCTCATGCTCCATCCATTGACCCCACACCATCTGTGGGAAATTGTAGGTTTCGGAATCAATCGTTGAAGTCGTGTAGCTGGTGTCGTCGCTATTCATCCAACTTGACCATGTTTGTGGCATATAGATCCTTTGCTGAGGAATTGTCACCCTCAGTTGAGCCTGATACATCATGCTCTGCTGTTGGGCTTGCGTCCGTAAATCAAACTGCGCCCCCTGGACGTACTGGCCCAATCCTGAATTCGTCCAGCTTGCCGTACCTTGCATACCGTAGGCTCCACCACCAGCGTAAGAGTTTGCCGTAGTGCTGGTCTGCGTTAAGTAGGAGCCCATTGCTGACGCTGTAAGGGAAGTAGCCATGCTTTTACCCGCCTGTCTAGCCCCCAGCGATAGCTGGGACGAGAATAACTTTTCCTGCTGACTTATCAAATGTTCCCATTGCCTCGGCTTTATCACCGTGTTTATCCACTCGAAATGCCTTGTATCCTTTCTTCTTGAGCGTATTGAATTGATCTTTCGCCGCACTAACCTCCTCACTCTTGTCAGGGTTCCAGATAGTTTTGATGTCACCTTCTGGCCCAAGCACTCTAAGTTCACCCATCACTCCTCCTTTCTTATTACCATCCTATTTTTTTGGAAAGCTGTGCGTCCCAGCCCCCCAGCCTCTTGAACCTAGCCTGGAAGTAGTCATACAATGGATCACGAAAACATTTACTACTGGTAGCAAATCTCCACAATCGAGCCATATCCTCGCGGCTCATTGCGTCGATCTCTGCCTTGCCTTTTGCTATCTCTTCATCCGTCATTGAAGAGTCTCCGCCTCTTTCTCTTCGTCGTTGACGAACCCTTCAACATTTTCCAAATGTTTGGACATGGCCTTTTTAAGCATATCCAGCTTTTCCGATACTGCTCCCATGAAGAGTTTTTGTTCATACAGGTGTTCTATCATCGTATCAAGGTATTCTACTTCTCGCTCAATAAGGTCTGCTGTCATTTCAACGAGCAACTTCATACTTTCCGATGCTGCTCTCATTATCTCCATATAATCTTCGCTGTATTCATCCGTCATTCGTTTTTCTCCCACACAAATCTAGACGGTAAAAAAGTACCTGGAGCCGTGGTCTGCCACACCACCGCAGGGTTGCTCTTTGACAAGGAGAGGAGCCACGCAACTCCTCAACTCCGGCCTGATTCGGCCCCAGGCACATCGTCAATCCATTTGCCTTCTACTAGCTCTGTTCTTACTGAATCTCCGTCAAAATGCTGTGTGCTGGCCTCGATGAATCTGCACCGCCGACCATAGCTCCTGAACCTGTGCTTGCTCCCTGGCAAGATCCTGATCGAGTCACCTTCTCTTAACAGGCGATTCGTTATGTTCCCTCTCTCGTCAACTGTGTCTAGCTCCAAGAGCCCTTCAATGACCAGGAAGGTTTCATCCTTGACCCGATGATAGTGAAACTTTCCCTTGCTCGACCACAGACGAGCCTCACAGGTCAAGACCTTCATGCAGTACAGGTCATTGTTGGTCACGATGCGCTCGTGGCCCCAAGTTTTTGCCTCTACTCTCATGTGAACACCAATTTCAGGACTCGTCCAGCTACGCAGTAGACATAGTAGAGCGCCAGGAAGTAGATAACGCCCTGGAGGAGCCAGATCCCAATGAAACCGCATTTATCCAATGTGTTCTCCCGATGGTGAGGTGGGTATCAAGGTGGATTATTCCACAAGGGCAAAGCTAAGTCAACTTAATAGCCAGATGATTCAATATCTGCAGCCGGATCAACTGCCTCAGATTGGTTGTCTGTCTCCGGTACGGGCTCGAATGCGTCCTGTTCCCTGGCGGAACCCAACCCCCCTCCAGCGACACTCGGCCTCTCAGGGGCGCATTGTTCATCATAGGCCTTGTGGTGCTTGTTGTATTCTTTCTCAACTGCCTGGGGATCTCGGATATACTCGGTAAGATCCTCGATCAGCTTATTTTTGGACGTATAGGCGAAGTTGGCACAGCCGACATTGACAATAAATCCCCCGCTCCCTGCGGGTCTGATCTCAATGGTTCTCATGGGTTCCATTTTGAATTCCATCATTTCTCCTTTCTGAATTTGTCTACCTCTGGACAGGTCGCGTGATGCGGCATATAGGATCTTGCCATCACCGCCTGACCCTCGGCGTTCATAATGATCCTGGTTTCACTCTTGGCATCGGCAGGAATGTTCTTGCCTCTGACCGTCTTGAACCAAAGGATACTGGCTCCACAACCTTTACAAGTTGACTCACGCATAATACATATTCCTCAGTCTCGGTCTTGTTGGGCTCTCTTCTATATCAGCCAAAAATCTCTTTTCATCAAACTTCCTGAATCCTCGAAACGCTGGCATTCCCACGATCACAGGCCAGGGCTGTGGCAGCATCTTTAACCCTCCTCGAACCTGGGGCTCTGAGGAGTAGTCTGCCAAGTCCTCTACTTTGGCCGTAGTAGTTGCGTACAGGCCTCCAGGCTCCAGATTACCGCAACCGCGTTGTTCGGTCTGTATGTCCTGGGGATCGTCGATGTAGTAGATTTTTCCGCGTATCTCAGGCTTGAGATCCGTGGTGAGGAGTCCATAGATTTGCTCGACAAAAAAATAGGCGAACACAACTGGATCAGGTTCGCCTTTCTCTCTAGTAACGCAGTAAATCTTGTCTCCCCAATTCATCTTTTTTAGATCGCGCTTGGGAACGCGGCGGGAGACACCCATCTTCTCGGCCTCTTGCATAAAAGACCGTGGGGAATAGTACACAGCCCCTACCCAATGAAGCCAAACAATCATATTAACCCTCCAAGATTGCTTTCAATTTTTTCTGATCGTGATCCTTCCTGCTCCAATGCTTGACCTTTGCTTTTATCCTCAACTGTGCTGCATCCTGGTATTTATTCAAAAGGTCGATGAATTCAGTATAATCTCCCCACCCGCGCTCTTCACCTTGCGGGGGGTTACGATAGCATGGATCACAAAGAGCATATCGTGTAGTCTCGCGCTGGCAACGCCAACACGGATGGGGAGGATAGTGTGTACGTTTAACTCGCTTTCCAGCCCCCATAGCCTACCTGTTTGCTATGAAGTCTCCGATTATGGCTGGGGCGGCAGTATCAAAGCCAACTACGTCCATCATCCCACCATCGGTAGGATCTGCGATGGAAAACTCGTTGCTTGCCAGCCCAACGACGACTAGCTTGGCCGGAATATCCATCTTCCGGCGGTAGTCCTCAAGCGCCTGAACCGGATGAACCTTCCCAGCCCAGGTTTCATTATCGGTGTAGATCACGAAGGCATCGGCCTCGACCTTATTCTTCAAGGCCCAAAGCATAGGCAAGGCGCAATCAGTCCCGCCAAAGGGCATCCCCTGGCAATGCTTAATCACATCGTCAAGCCTCTGATGCCTGGACATATTGATCTTGCGAAGCTCATGGGAGAAAGCCATGACCGCGCATTTCTCCTCGGTCTTGAATGTGACCATAGCCATCGCGCAAGCTCCGTCACGAGGAGTAAGGTAGGGCATCCCATTGATCCCTTCCCAATCCATAGAGCTAGAAACGTCCAGGCCGATCACAATCCGCTTACCTGTGGGCTCAACATTTTCAAATGTCTTGTAGAATCCTGCATCCAGGGCATCCACAATATCCGGCACGGCATCCCAATCACCCTTTCCCAGGTAGCCGCGACCTTCGCCATAGATTTTAAGCGCAGCCAGGACGTTAATCGGATGAATGCGGGCCTCTCGCAACTGATTGGGACTAACGAGCCTGTCCCGAACCCTCTCAATTACGTCCCAATTCCCTGGAATCAAGAGGCCGACCTTACCCATGTTCCCCAGGTTCCGGATCATGGCGGTCATAGGCATCCTCTGGAGCAAGGCCTCCCATACGTCCTTCTCAGTAAGGAAGTCAGTAGGGATTGCCTCTCGCGGCAGATTGTAAAGCTGAATGAAGTTGACGATCTCATTCTTGTGCTTTGCTTTCTTGGCGTACTCGAATCCAGCCACGACATTCAGGGGGTGAGCCCCTCTCCATTTATCAGAGTTGGGAAGCTCAAGCTCCCCGCTCACGATCCATTTATACAGCGCATTCCTGTTTGCATCGTCGGTCTTGGGGTGAGACAGTCGGAGGAGATCCCTGTGGCTCCAGCCATCACGCTGCTGGTATTTCACGGCCTGATAAGCCAACTTCTCCACATCTTTGTCCTGATACCAATGCTTGACAGCATTGCGGAGTCCTCGACCCCACCCGCGAAAGGCCTTAACGTACTTGGCGAAATGGAACAGGTGCGTCCCGATCCGCGCTACCTTTGGCAGAGCGGCCAGGGCCATCGCTCGTGTCTCTTCATCACCCAGGCCAGCGCACATTGCCAGGACGAATAGGGCCGGATCATTCTTAGGGGCTCGTCCCTTAGTAGAAACGTCCACAACAGCACCGACAACTTTAGGGCCAGCCTTCTCGATCAAACGAGCAACGGCCTTTGCGCTGTCGATGGTTAGCTTGCGCTCTTTGATGTAGTAGGTTCCGCCTTCCGTTCCCAGCATCAGAAAGCGCATAAGCCGCTCTCCATCACCTACTGGAAACACATACCCACCCGCGCTATCCCTTATCATCTGCTTGCCAGGAATCGGCTCGGTCTGTGGGGTTTCCTTTGTCTGAAAATGCTTGGTGTAGTCCATTTCGACCCTCCTTTCAGGGTAAGCGGGGCAAGGAGTGAGTAAGGGATCGTTTTCAATTAGCAGTTGAATGATAACCCTAGCTCTTCGGCCCCTGGTTAAAAGTCGGGCAAGTAGCGAACCAGCAGCTTTTCCTGATTAGGGTAACGCTGGCTCTTCGGCCCGTATAAAACTGAGTGGGCGAGTAGCGTCAAGGGATTGACCCCACCCTCGCGGGTGGCAGACCCTTTGTTGCTTAGGGGGTCTGTTAGGACTCGAACCTGATAACCCTTAACTTCGGCCCACGCATTTTCGAGTTGGGGAGAGTGGTGGGACTCGAACCCACGGCCTCGCCATTTGCATTGGATAACCCTTAGCCATCGACCCGCAAGCGGGTAAGGAGCGGAAAGGGAATTTTCGCGCTCTAACCGACTGAGCTACACTCTCCATAGTTGGGCTAGGAATCATAGGACGGATTGGGGCAGGCGCGGCCTGCAGATAACCATCCTACTTCGGCCCATTACTCTTGTTCTTGTGATACTCCAAAGGTTGTGAATTCCGTGTCAGGATCGGTAGCAAAGCAATGTGAGAAATAGCCTGTGTACCGTCCCATATACATTCGCTTAGTTAAAATGGCCCAATCGTGCCATGCTTTGAGCTGTATCCCAGCACCCTTGACAAACTTATCAATCTCCAGGGTGCGCTCGATGCTTGCCAACTGACCATCTAGTTCTTCCGGCGTTGCTTCTTCCGGCTCTTGCCCTGCGCCAAAGAGCGGCGGCTGTGCTGGTGGTTCCGTTGGTGGTTCAACTGGCGGCTCAACTGGCGGCTCAACTGGCGGCTGCGGCGGTGGATCGACCATACTGAGCGGGCCTGTTGGTTCCGGCGATGCGAATGAAGGCCTCGGCCACGGTGTTCCCCAAAAGCGTTTGTGCTTGTCGTCCAATTCCTTGAGAACAGGGCTATCCGGCGGTAATAGGCCCAGCCGGACGATGTTCTCTTCTTTTGCGAGGAACGTGGTGAAGCCACTCGTTCTCAACCCGAAAAATTCTGCTATAAATTTTTCATCATCGGTTTCCGGTACAACTGGCGCTGGCGGTGGGGGCGGCACTATTGTATCAGCCAGCTTGTCCAGCCCTGTCTTTCCTGGTTCCTCGATAATCTCGCCTGTTTGTAAGTCAACGCCACTAATTACATCTAGTTGCTGATCTATCCCTGCCTCCGCTCTTTCGTCGAGACTCACGGCCAGGGACAGGGAATTGTCCACGACTGAGGACGGTAGGTACTTGACGCTGTGCCTAATTGCTGTCTTTAAGGCCATTGCATCAAAGTCTGTTACCCAGGGGCCGGATCTTCCCGCTGGTGAGCGTTGCTGAACCGCCTTGATGTGGCTCATTGGGAGAACCCTGAATTGAAACCCACCTTCCTTGTAAAATGCGATACAGTAAGCTGCTACCTGATCTCCGCGATCATGCTCCTCGTATGCTGGCTTGTGATGAATGTGGGGGTTAGATCCATGCTCGTAACTGAAACTATCTTTGGCATAGACTATGTGAGCCTCGATGTTCCGAAACTTGCCGGATCTCATAGCCAAGTCGATCAGACCCATATACCCTGGGATAAACGTGACCTTCTTGGCAAAGGGAACCAAATGCGCCATATTTCTGACTCCATCCGGCTCCAGCCCCAACTGAGCGCACGTTAAGACCGCAGACAGTAAGCTCTGAGGCGTACAGTCCAGTAGCCCAGGCGTTAGCTGCACGGAGGTCATAACGATCCGGCTGAACCTGTCCACTCCGATCTGTTTTGGTAATGCAGCCGTGAGGGATTTTGAATGCTGATGGAGGAGCTGCTTTACCGATTGGATCTTGGTCTGTTGTGTCGTAAGTTGTCCGGTCATGCCTTTCTCCTTAATGTTCTGACAGTTGCGGCATCTACCCAATATGCCTCTCTCTCATGGGCTACCCAGCTATACGTTACTCCGTTTGACAACACGCCGTAGCTTGCCAACTCTAGCTTGGACTTGATCTTGTTCTCCAGGGCTGTCTTTTCCTTTCTGAGCTGCTTTTCCTTCGCTTTGATCTCTTGTAAGTCCTCATCCCACCAAAGAGCCTCCCCAGGTAGCGGAATGGATTCTCCGCTATCTTTGGGGTACTGGAAATGAAGGGCTTCTTTTGATGAATCTGAGTCGTCTACCGGAGGAGGATCTTGATTCTGAATTCGCTGCCAAAACTTGCCCTCTTCCTCGATAAGAATTTCCACAAAGCGGTCATTGCGTTGAACATCAACGATAAGATCGCTGTAGTCACCGAAGAATACAGCCAATGATCCCCACTCACTCCCTGTGACCGCCATTTCATGTTGGATCTGAACCTGATAATAAAGCGGTGGCTCCTCAAGCCAATTACTCTTCATTCCAGGCCCACCAGTTTTGATCTGCAAGACCCCCTGGCCTCGATCATCAAAGGGCTCGATCAGGCGGTCTATGGTTGCCATCATAAATTCATGCTCTGGATGCTGGTATATCGTAAAGTTGTCCGGCTTTATCGTGTCCCTACCAGTTTCCCTCTCGTAGTAGGCTGCAACTGCATCTTCGAGATCCAGACCCCATTGCATTCGCTGGTTCATTTCCTGCTCTGGCATCATCTTCAACTTGCGAAGATACAGCGATAGAGGGGATACCCAGGGGGAGATCCCCAAGACCGCCGCAGCCTCAGACCCGCCGATCCCACCCATCCGAGCCTCAAGCCATTCGTCACGATTTTTATGAGATTTCCATTTCATGCAGGGGTATCTTTACGATTTTTTTTAGGCAAAGTCAACGATAAAATGACTGTTGATAACTGCCTCAAAATAGCCCATTTTTAACGCTGGATTCTATGACAATTTGAATACTTACAATCGTTATTAACACGGTATTTACAGGTAATAAGTTATCCCCAACTGCTTAATTACATTAACAATAGTCTTGATGAAACTTTTTTTCCGGCACATCAGCTCTAGCGTCGCTCATAGTGCGTGACAATTAGGGTGATTCATTTCAAGCTATTTTGTGCATATTTCTTGTTGACTCGAACCTGGGAATCGGTGTAAGCATCCCGAAGCGATCTGACAACAAACCATAGGAGGGAACCAACGAAATGTCGTCGCTAAGAAATTTTCCAGTACCGAAGGCTATCAAAATCCGCGCCCTACAACACAACCTCACACAAAAAGAGATCGCCAACATCATCACAGAGCAAACCGGAAAGTACCTCTCCCCAAGAAGGCTCAATGATATGATCCACGGACTCCGGCGAGGAGAGTGGGAGAAGTATCATCTGCTGGTTGCAGAGATACTGAATTTCAGACCATCAGAGATAAGAGATCCAGCCTTTAGTCCCAAAAGCCCTCTAACCTAGAGAGGCCCACCGATGAAATGGCTCCGTCTATGGATTGAATGGGCTCACGACCCAAAAATTATCGCTATGCCTGAGTCTATGCAGCGCAGACATATTGTTCTCCTGTGTTTGCGCCGCCAAGTAGATACCTCTACCCTCAGCGATGAAGAGATAGCATCCTATATGCGAATAGGCATGGAGGATCTTCAAGAAACCAAAGAGTTATTTACACGAAAAAACTTCATAGATAACGGCTGGAACGTACTGGCATGGGATGATCGTCAATATGATAGCGATAGCTCAACACTCCGTACTCGCAAATGGCGAAAAAGACAGAGGAAAAAAGAACGTGACAAAAAGGAAACGTCACAGGAACGTCACGGTGACGGCGTAGATACAGATACAGAAACAGATAAAGACTATACTTCCTCTAAAGAAGAGGAAGTATTGTCAGAACCTCCGGCTCAGACCCCCCCTTGCCCGCATGGAAAAATAAAAGAGCTTTACAACAAATACTGCAAATCTCTTCCAGGCCTCCTTACAATGTCAAAACAACGGAAGGTTAAACTCAAAACTAGATGGGGTGAGCATCCGAATCTTGATTGGTGGCAAGCCCTCTTTGAAACAGTAGAGCAAATACCATTCTGTTGTGGTGACAATGATCGAGGATGGAAAGCCTCTTTCGATTGGCTAGTAGCAAATGATACAAATGCTCTCAAGGTAATGGAGGGAAAGTATTTCAAGCAGGAAGTTTTGAAAAAATCTGATGGTCTTGTTGGTTGTAAAAAATGTACCCTAAGATCGGGAGCATCAACTATGGATCTCGATGAACACGGAGTTTGCTGGTCATGCAGAGAAAAAAGACGTTTTTGAGTGAGGAGGAGATCGAGCGAATCACAACAGATTTACTTGTCCAGGGGTATGACCAAGACAGGATAATTGACCACCTGGAACGCATCAATGAACAGCGCGAGAAAAAAGAAGCCAGAGAACCGCAGCACGTTTCATCCGTTATGGATGAAGTTATGAAGAGGTTGAAACGGTGAAGCCCTATCTCTTAGCCAAAGAACGAATGAACAAGACTGAACGAGCTTACGCGGATAGCCTGTACGGACTCCAACTTGCTGGCGAGATCCTGCAGTATGAATTCGAGGGGGTGAAGTTAAGGCTGGCCCCAGGCTCATTCTACACGCCGGATTTCTATGTGGTCACGCCGGAAAGATTTGAATTGCATGAGGTCAAAGGGTTCTGGCGCGAGGCTGCAATGGTGAGAATAAAAGTAGCGGCGGCTAAGTATCCCCACTTCAAATTCGTGGTTGTGACAATGGATAAGCCTAGTCGCCGCTCTATAGTGAGATGGCATTTTAAGGAGATTAACTAGCGGAGAAGAAACCGGATATTGACGTTGAGATCGAATTGTCCAGGTGGTTTATTCTCCAGATCGAAGATGTCTTTAATATCAGAGCTAACACCTGATTTAAATTGCTCAAACTCCCTTCTGATGCCTTGGTGGATTTTATGGAGGTTTTCAACCTGTTCACCCAATCCGTCTAGCTCCAGGGCTTCCATCCTCCGAATGAGGGCAGCGAAGTTAGCGTGGATTTCTTCTGGATCGAGAGGCACAATGGCTGGCTCTGGATCTGCTGGCGGTGTAGGTTGAGGTAGTTTCTCGTTGAAGAATTCCCAGGCCTTTTCCGTGGATTTCTCATACCATTTCTTGTGGCTCTGAATAAACTCAATCAGATCATCGCCGGATACGTCCCTCAAGCCAGGATGGAGCTTGTAGCTCCGGCTGGATCGGCCTCCAATGAGGTCAATCATGCCGTGTGGTTCGAGTCGTTTGATAACCATTTGCAGGGTGCTAGAGATATTGGCTGGGGGTTTGCCAACTCCGGCGGCGATTTCCCTGGCGAGAAATTCCTCTGACATTGAGCGGGAGATCAGGTCGATCACGTTCTTTGATGTTCGTTTGAAGCGTAGGGCTCCGTGCTGGTATGGGCCTGATCGCTGCCCCAGGGTGATGCTCTCGCTGTTCTTGACAGGGGTTGCCTTCCAATACTTCCGAAACAATGCCTCGAATCCCATGTCCAATGCGTCATTTTTCATGCAATACTGGTAGGCCAGCCCAACTCTTTTGCGGTAGATCATCCCTGTGTCTTTGAGTTTGTTCCAGATATGAGATAATGCAGAGCTAGTATCAGCCAGGGGTTTCCCTATTTCAACTGAGATAGCCCTTGAGTTGATAAGGGCATCCCCAGCATTGAATAGGGCATACAATACATTTTGGTTTAGTGTTGGAAAAGGTAGTTCTTTCACGCCGTACTCCTTCCGGATCTCGAAGGGGCTCAAGCGTCTAACACGCTTTGAGACTCTTGCGGGATCATCTTCAAACCTCTCTCTCGGTCTGAATTTCTTTTTGTGTTTGGTTTTGGTTCCGATCTCTTCCTTCCTGGCTTGATCCAGGTCGTTCTGTTTTTCCTTCCCCTCCTCTCTTTCAAGGTGATCTTCCAGGGGTTCGCCGCCAACTGTAATCGCCGGAGTGCCTTCCCTCAGTTTGTCCAATTCGGCCTCCTTTCTTAATCCCTCTCGATGCTGACTAACACGCCACCATCAAACCACAGGTAAAACGAGTAAGATGCCTGATATTTTCCGATCCGATCAAAGTTGTAGACCCATTGAGATCCGTAAACATTGTCCGGCTGTCCACAAAACATGAGGACTTGCTGTGCGGAGGCTCCTACTCCGATGATTGTATCCCTGCCACAATACATAGGCATATTATTGGCATTATACTTACCATTGCCCATAAGCGTTAGCAGGGTGGCGATTAAGAGCAGATGTTTCATCTATCCCCTCCTTTCGTCTAGTGTGATTCTAAACTCATACACTATCTAGCGGGATAAGTACACCTATTTTTAGCTTGAAGTCGAGGTTGGTTCCTTGGTACAGAGGTCGAACGTGAGGACATTCGACTCAGCACATGAGGCATTGTTTTGGTGGTATGCACTAAAAGAGGTCGGCCTGGAAGTTAGGTATGTGCGTGGCGATCTCACAGGCGCAGTTGTGCAAATCAGCCGGAGAGTGCCTGTGCCTTCCGATACTTGGTGCGTGTGGATCACGTTGGATATTTTGATTTCGCGCCTTCCAGGGCGATACCAGCGCATCATAGATGAGTATTACGCGAGGGGTCGGTACATCAAGCCATTTAGACGCTGGCGGTTCTCAGGTAGGTGGAGGGCTTGTTGCAGATTGTTTTGGTCAATGCTCCCTAGTGAGTTCAAAACATGACTGACTCTAAGCCATACTACACAGTACGCGAGTTCGCGGAGCGGATAGGCTGGCCTCGAAGGACTGTGCGCTATTACCTCAAGAAGCGGCACATTCGAGGGCTCAAGCCACAGAATGATTGGAGGATACCCAGGAAGGAGTTGGTGCGCTGGGATCTGCTAGAGGAAAACGAAACCAGTTGACATAGATTTTAATTTCATTATATTTGGTCACAGGTAGAGATACCCGCTCCGTTCACAGGCTTGCGGTGTTCTCAATCCTATCTCTCGGTGGGCGTGGCCCCTGGTTGATCCCCAGGGGCCACTCTTTTTAGGCGAGTCCTGGGTTGGTACTCAAGATTTCATCCTTGATGTTTTCCAGGGCTTCCTCTTCCTCTTCCTCAGTCGTTGCATCCTCGATGCTGATGTCAATGTTCTGCAACTCGTTGATCCAGCCATCCAGCCCTTCAATGCGCTCGGTTAGCAACTCCCCGCTTGCGCTGGACTCCTGCAGACTTTCCGGCATGGCCTCTAGGCTCTCCTGGCACTCTTCCATCAAGGCCTCCAGGTCGGCACTCATGCTCTCGATCAGCTCCGGCAACTCCTCGACTGTATTGATCTCATGCACAGTCCTCTCAAAATCATCCTCCAACTGCCATAGCTGGGAGTAGAAGGCTGATTGAGTTAGCTGGTGACGCTCTGGCCGCGTCTTGCTGAATCGCTTGGGGCCATATCGAAATTTCCACCACCAGTAGGACTCTCCCTTCAATGCAACTGGATTGTCCTTCTGCGCCTTCGCCACAAAATTAGCTCTCGCCATCGTCCTCCTCCTTCCCTGGGGTTCTCGGCCAATCCGGTGTGTCCGGACATCGCATATCGGCCTTGATGCTCCATTTTCCCTCGGCGACCTTCTGAACGTCTAGGATCTGCAGATCGGGATTATACATTCCATCGTATAATTCCAGGCCAACAGCTTGTCCCAAGGCCTCCTCAATGTCTGTGCTGTCAAACTCCACAATTACTCTCATGCTTTCCCCTTTCTCCGCGCCTCGCGGCGGATCTTCTTTCGCTTCTCGTCACAGCCTTTGTATGTCCGGCCCAGCCTCTTCGCAATGTCCTCTAGCTTTTCATCGCTTTCCAAGAGATATGCGATTTCCCTTGGTTTCCATCGTTTCCACGTTTTCTTTGCAAACTCCTGGCTGCGCTCATTGAGCCCTTGCTTGTACTTGTAATGGGCTACATTCTTGTGTCCCATCGGGTTCCACCTCCTATCTATCAGCTTGTTCGAGGAATTTGATTACGGCACTCTTCACAACACGCCCGCCCCAGGCGGCGAGGTAGTCGGCATCAACCTTTTGGTCAACTCCGGCTACCTTGCCGATCCTGGCCTTTTTAACCCCAGCCTCATTCTCTGTGATAACCATGCCGTAGGTTCCATCCCTGTTTGAAAACCAAAAGGTGTCGATAACCTTCAATCCCATCGGGTTCTCCCTCCTTACTCCCAGCGCAATTTCTTTCTGGCGGTCATTAGATCCAGCCGCAAGATAACTGCGTTCAGGTAGTCGTCTGATACGTCCATGTTCGTTAGGATCTCGTCCGTGGCCTGGGGCTGATCCCTCCTGGCCTGGACACAGAATTCCAGGGCGATCAGCGTGGCCTCGTAAGGCGTGGTGTTCATTACTTCCTCGCTCTTGTAGTCACAGTTGACTAGCTTGCCGCATCTAATACACATAGGCTTAATCCTCCTCGTAAATGACCATGACAGTCCTGCCAAACGGAGTTGCAGCCAGCTTAACGTCATGGACTTGGTTGGATGGTATGTGATTCAAGAAATGATTCGCGTTCTCCTCAGTATCATCGCCCCAAAACAGTTTGATTTGCATCGAGTTCTCCCTCCTATCTCTCGGTTAGCGGTCTATGCCATCAATGATCTCGACCATTTTCTCTTCGAGGCAATCAATTACCCTCTGGCCTCCGGCGACTGATTCTACAATCGTGTACTTGCTGATCCCTGGGTACTCGTCTGCCAGATCATCAATAGCCAATGCCACGATCTCATGTGCCATACTGTCAATAGCCTTGGCAAGTTCATCACCTGGGTCTATTGACTCCACGGTTCCCACGGTGGCAACCACACTCATTTCCTTGGCCCAATACCAGTAAATCTCGAAGGGGTCTTTGTGCCTGGGAAAACGAATTCCCCAAAGTTCTTCTGTCATTTCGGGTTTGAAAATCAGCTTCTCTACATGACCTATGGCATTGTTCCAGGGATCATCCTCCCCAGCTATCGGGTTGTTTACCTGGACTATCATGCCAATGGTTATTAGTACCGGAACATAGGTTTCTTTGCTCATTAGAATCTCCTCCAATCTCCAATTTGCCTTGCGATTTCCTTGGCTACTGCCTTCTGGCATCGCTCGGTGGTGGTTCCGAATGCCTCATACAATCCCCTGTAATCATCGTCCTCCTCTGTCCAGGCGTTGTAAACCTCAACAGCTTGCATCGCTGCATCGACTAGCTCGTCACGCTCGACAAATCCCCAAAACCCACAGGTGTTGCCATTGGTATCGAGAACCTTCCCAAAGACAACACCGTCCCGCACCTGATCGTGGATCTTGTTAAGACGTTGCGTGATCTCATACTCTGGCGTTTCAAATGCCGCGTTATCCATGTTGATCTTGATAATAAATTCCATCGGGTTCTCCCTCCTCTCACATAATGATTTCCATGAATCCTTTTAGTTCGTGTCTGTCGAGCCATCGCTTGTCACAGGCATTACAGTCCACATACTGAATTGCTCCCTGCTCCTCGGCCTCTAGCGGCCCCCATTCCAGGTCGCCGCTAAGACACCAGGGGCAAACGGCCCCATTCTCCGCCACATATTCCTCTTCCGTGATCTTTGGCTCTGCCATTACTCTTCCCTCCTGGCCCGCCATTCGTTAAAGCGATTGGTGAACCTCTTCCAGGTGAATTGATCACAGTCGCAACTGTTAAACTCACAACGTCCGTGTCCATTGATCCCTGCGTGTTGACTGTTGAGCCCATCCCCCAGGTGTCCACAGTAACACCAGGATTTCGGCTCCTCAAAGAATTCCTCTTGCTGCATTTCTCTATCCATCGGTATCTCCTCCTTCAATGTCCCACCACAAAGGCATGGTGAGACTGATCCGTGTAGCCTCCATTGTGGCGGCGTGAAGAGTATTGATACCCTGCATTTCTGGCATCGCGCCTTGACGCTGCATATTTCGGGTGGATTTATCGTTTCCGGTGTTTTCATGCGTTTTCCCTCCATATTAAATTATTTAATAGCTCTAAAATGCCGCTCAAGGCCATAACTCAAGTGGATTGATACCTGGCTATCCCCTGATTTCAGTAAATCAGACCTACTTGCTCCTTCGTGGCGTAGTCGATGTTTTCCATTGCCTCCTTCACCATGTATTTATGCGGATCGCCGTAAAAGCCCCAGCACGAATCAATGTGTTCTCCGTCCTCGTCCTCGGTAACATACCCATATACTTCGCCGCAAATGTGAAGATCGTACATATAAACCTCGTCCTGCAGCAACTTGATAGCCTTGTCCTCTATCTTCTGAGTTACCCTCTTCACCTTGAATTCCTCGCGCACCTTCTCCTTCGTTACCCAAATGAATCCAACTTGTCCTGAATCCCAGGGGCAACTAAATGGGGTTGTCCTCATGGTGATCCCTGAGTGGTCGAAGAGATACAAGGGGAGCGCGATAACATCGGGTCTTTCAACTATCTCCTGAATCTCCTCCACGGTGTATTCATGCTCGTCACCCAGGCGGTAACGGCTGTGCAAGCAAGTCATGGTTCCGAGGATACTCCAATCCCTTGGTGATCCATGCGGATCATCATCCTGGTAAACTTTAATGGTGTGGTGTCGATACTCTATTGTCTCAATGGGTTCCATCGGCTTGTTCCTCCTGGCGGGCCTGATAAGCCCAGCCTGATAAGCCGCCGCGCAGCTCGTAACACCGTTCGTTGACACAAGCCCTGCAATAGCTGTGAAGCCCATCGCCCTTCTTGTGAAAGAATTCAAGGTCTGCGGGCCAATACTCCTGGCATCGAGCGCAAAGTATCTCTAGCCCCAATTCGGTGTTACGGCTGCGCCGCGCATTCTTCCGTTTAATACTCAACGTCCCAACCCTCGCCGTCAAAGACTCCCTCGCCTATATCATCCTCAAGGCGTTCCCCTGGCATAAGACCCCAGCCGCAATAACATCGCGCTAGGCCTTTGTGGTCGCCACACTCGCGGCATACCCTCGCGCCGCAATAGTTCCTGAATTCATAATGATGTTGGCATTCGCTCATATCCTTACACCCTCCGATCTGGCCCAGTTATAAAGCCCCTCGTCATTCAATACCCATAGCCGCCGCTCTTGGTCATTGGGATAGGGGTTGGTGTCCTGGTCTAATGCGCTGGCAATACAACGGTCTAACTCTTCCCTGTTGTTCTTGATGAATTCTGCTAGTTTCATCGGCTCCTACCTCCTGGTTTCTATCGGGTTCCTGGTGTTTCCCTGGTCGGCTCCTCGGGGGCGGAGGCGGCCCGCGCCCTGGTCGCCCTGGTGCTGGCTCGCCTCCTGGTGAATGTCAAATAATACCCATTAAAACGAGGGCCGAAACGCAACTTCCCTTGTCGCATACCTCGCACCATCCCCTGGTGCTGTCCGGCTCATAGTGGGTGGTGTACCCGCAAACCGTACAAATTGCAGGGACTAACGAATCCATGATGTAAACCTCGGCTAGATCATGCGCGGTCTTGAATCCTTCCGCCGCTACTAGATCAGCCAGCCCATAGCCTTGACGCTGTGCCTCTCTGTTGCTCATGTGCGTGGCCTCCTGGTGGGGGTTGTGGTTAGTCCAGGCCTCAAAATGAAAAAGCCCTGGCGGATCGGGGCGGATCGCTCCGCCCTTCACCGTCAAGGCTCACTCATGTACTAACCAGTCGAACAACTCGCAAATGGCCTCAAAGTCGTCCCCTGTGATCTCTCGTTCTGCTCCGTCAAACCAATCCTGAAACAAATAAACGGCCCGCTCTATCTCTCGCTCGTGGCCCTGGCCGCTGATGTAAATATCAATGTAATCGGCTGGCCCTCCCCAGGAAAAACAGACCCGCACCTTCTCGGATCTATCAATGGATAAAATGTCTTGTTCCCAGGTTTCACGCAATACCCGCCGCGCCTCGTCTTGATCTATCTCTGGCTCCTCCTCGTCTTGTGGATCGTGGTCGGGGTTCAGATACTCGTCAATATCCGCGCCTAACTCCTCCAGGTCGGCGCGGGTGATCTCCTCCCGCCCTGTCAAGCGGCGGATCTCCTCAAACGTCCGGCGGTAGTAGCCGCCTATCCGCTCCTCGCAGGTCTTTTGCCTATTCTCTTGGTGGGTCATGCTCTTAGGCCTCCTTTGTTGGGTCTTTGCCTTACCCCAGCCAAACTATCAAGCCCTGGCGGGCTCCTGGGGTTGGCTGCGCTGGCGTTTCTTCGCATATTTACTCAATCCTGGCGGCGGGCCTTCCAGCCTTCGCCGCGCCTTGGCCTTGGTTCTCCTCCTGGCTCTCTCGGTTCTCCTCTTCGCCATTACTCCTGGCCTCCTTTCTCTATTGATCGCAAATAACAAAGTCGATGCACTAGCCCTTCCTCCGGATCGTTAAAAAATCCGATGTTGTAGCCAATGGCCTCCTGGCAAATGTAACAGCCCGTTTGCGCCATGTTCCTGGTAGCATTGCAATCGCTGTGCTGGCAATACTCGTAACACGGCCCCGCGTGTTGCCCTGGCCCTGCTAAATATCCTGCCGCCATGATCCGCGCCTCCTCTCCTGTTAAAGGTTTATTGCGTGTTCCCTTACCTTAAACTATGGGGCTTTTTTAGTCAAGGGGTATTTGTACCAGTCGAGCAGATAGCCAACACCAGCCGCGAATAGGCTCTACTGCTGGGGTAATACCTCAATCCGGCAATAAAGCCCATAGGCATCAACCTATTTTGTGTTAATTATCGGCTTATCGTCTAAAGATATGGCCTCGTTTCGCAATAAGCCCCAACACCGAGCCCTGAACCCGCGTGGTTATGGGCTAGTTTACATATTATCCCTTATCGGACTAAACACCTGGGCGTTATATCGGGTTGACCCATCGGTTAGACTACCATCAGGCATCCCAGCGCGGGGATCGGAGGAGTTGAGCGCGTCCTGGTGGTGGAGAATGCAGGGCCGTGAGCTTATAATGTGGTAGCTATGAATTGAAGGGGGGATACCTGGGGCAGCTTGACCAATCGACCAATAGCTTGTATATACGACCACTCGTGAAATCCGCATAATTTTTTCAATTCTAGTGTGAGATCCGGAATTTTTTTCTGAAAATTTTCTTGAAATAGAAATTCTCTTCGGCATACTCAGGGGCATGAGGTTAGATACTGAGGATAAGGCTGCGTGGGTACAGGGGTCTAAGGCTGGTGAGGATCGTTTTCGTGAGATATGCGGTTTATATTGGGATTTAGAGTTAGTTGAGAATTCTGATATTTACGGGCCTGATTTTGTGATGGTGTTGAGTGGTGTTGAGGCGGAGTACAAGCATCGAGAGACACCGTTTCATCAGGCTGGTAGGTTATTTGGGATACCGCCGCGTTATGCTTTTACTTATAATGTGCGGGATCATGTACGTTATAGGCGGGAGTATCCTGGGGTTCACATATTTGTACGTTGTGTTTGGTTAAAGCAAGATCCGCGTTTCAGGCCTGAGAGGTTTTTAGATGCCTGTGGGCACGGATCTTTTGCGTATTGGGATAAGTTGGTTCAGGCTGCGCCTATTCATCATTATGGTAGGCGTGAGGATGATCCTGTGAACAAGAAGCGGAGTTATGTGTTAGATATTCGGGATTTTCCTCATCTATGGTGGACTGATGGGAGGGTTTACTGATGCCTTTGTTGTTCGATCAGTATGTAAGGAAGCTGATGGGTCGGATGAATAAGCCTATGCCGAAGGATTTTATGGCGGCTAGGCCTCATTCTGGACAGGCATTTCAGGAACAGCAGAGGGCGAAGGCGATGGCGCGGGGAGATCCGCGCATTCAGGCAGCTCAGAAGGGCAGAAGGGGTGAGGGTGTGGCCCCTAGAACATCACAGCCCCAGGTACAGAAGGGCAGTTCTCCGATGGGTAAGCCTCAGAGTAGGATACAGGCGTTACTGAAAACGGGAAGGGCTCAGAGGCAAGGTAGGGGTGCGGCTGCTACTGGTGGGATCTCGAATCAGCCGATGCCTACGTTCCACAAGTCGTTGACTATGGCTCGTCCAGGTCAAGATCCTCGAAGGGACGTTTTTGGTG